CCACTTCTTGAGGATCTTTTGAGTAAGGACAAGATGCTGACTTTCGTCTCGTGCGATGAGAGAGATAATTTTAGCGGATCCTTCCATAAGCTTGAGTTCACCAAACGCAAACGAGCAAGCAAATGAGACATAGAATCGGATACCTTCGAGAATGTTGACATTGGCGATTGCGAGGTAGAGTTTACGTTTTACTTCACGAAGGGCAGCCTGTGCTGCAGGGACGCCATCTAAGTTGTGCTGCCACATGTTACCAGCAGCCCACTCATTAGCTTCATGAAGGAAGTCATTGTATGCTTTACATACAGACCTTGCCCTTGCCAATATTTTATCGTCATCTAGCACGGTGTCAAACACTTCGCTAGGATCTGCATACACATTCTTAATGATGTGGGTATAAGATCGGGAGTGGATCTGCTCCATGAATTCCCATACACCCATACACCCTTCCAATTCAGGAAGGGAGCAGTAGGGAGAGAATGCCATACCAGGACCACGACCCTGCACAGAGTCCAGGAGAATTTGATACTTGAGATTAGCAGTGTAGATGTGTTTCTGTTGTGAGTTTAGAGTCTTGTAGTCTGCCCTATCTTTTTGCAGAGAAACTTCCTCAGGTCTCCAGAAGTATCCAAGTTGTGTTTGTGTGAGTTTGTCAAAGTCAGGATACTTATACTCATCATAACGCTGCATCCCAAGGGGTGCTCCAAAAAACATAGGTTGTTTCTTAGTGTCAACCTTCTTCTCGTTAAATACCGTGATCCCCATCCTTGCTCCTTTCTGACTGGTAGGTTCCAAAATTGCTGACATAATATAAAAAACTATTGATTCTAGGGTTGATTCCAAAGGAGTCACAGACTGCAAGGAAGGACTCGAAGTCCTCCTGCAGATCTGGTCCCAATTCTATCTCAACTTTCCTAGACATTACAAGCGTCACATGCTTCTTCTTCTGAGCTTAGGATGTCCTCAATGAGAGCGTCCAACGCAGCAGCCCTTTTAATGTTGTCCTCAACATCGGGATCTTTCTTATTATCGTATGTATTCTGATAGTAGGAAGTCTTCCAACCATATTTGTATGTATTGAGGAAGTCAGTTGCGATGATTTGCATCGGGACTTCATTGTTAGGATAATTCTCTGGGTTGTAAGACCAGTTGCCACTGATTGCTTGGTCAAAAAACTTTTGCATCACAGCAACGATCTTAATGTATCCCTCATTCGACGGCATGTCCCAAAGAAGAGTGTAGTTATTCTTGAGAGTATTAAACTGAGGGACAATCTGTTTGAGCGGTCCCTTTTTCGACTTCTTAATGGACAGGTAGTCTCTAGGTGGCTCAATTCCATTGGTTGCATTTGACACAACGGAACTGCTCTCCGATGGCATCTGTGCGGACAGTGTGCTGTTTCGTAGACCTGACTTTTGAATAGCGAAGCGTAGAGTATCCCAATCATAGTTGTATGTCGGTGCAACCAATTCATCAACATCCTTCTTGTATGTATCGATGGGCAGGATGCCATCGGCATACTTGGTGCGGTGGAATGCCTCACAAGGACCCTTCTCGATAGCAAGGTTGTTAGAAGCAAGCAACAGATAGTATTGGAATGCCTCTGTCAGTCCATGGATCTCACTAAGAGCAGCAGGATCATCATACTTAAATCCAAGTTTGGCTAGGTAATGTGCCAGACCGATGTATCCAATGCCCAAGGAGCGCCTTGCATAGGTGCTACGACGTGCTGCAGCGACGGGGTAGTCCTGATAGTCAATCAACTCATCCAGACCCCTCACAGCGAGGTCACAGAGGTTTTCCAGATCATCTACCCTCTTCAACTTACCGATGTTGATAGCAGACAGAATGCACAGGGCAATCTCACCATCAGCGTCATCGATATGGTTGATGGGATCTGTGGGGAGAGTGATCTCCTGACACAGGTTGGACATGTTTACCTTGTCCTTGAAGGAAGAGTGAGAGTTGCAGTGGTCGATATTCATAAGATAGAGACGACCAGTCTCTGCCCTCTCCTTAAGGATGTCCAGGATCAATTCCTGGGCACCGATTGTCTTACGGGGAATAGATTGGTCTTTCTCGTATTGGGTATAGAGAGAGTCGAAAGCATCAGTGCCAAAAGCATCATATAGACCAGGCACGTCATGAGGACTGAAAAGGGTGACGTTTTCATTCTTGATAAACCGCTCGTAAAACAGTTTACTAATTTGAATTGAGTAGTCAAGCTTACGGACACGATTATCCTCAGTCCCTTTATTATTCTTAAGGACAATAATGTCCTCTATTTCTTGGTGCCAGATGGGGAAGTGGACAGTTGCGCTTCCGCCTCGTATGCCATTTTGAGTGCAGCAGCGGACAGTCGCTTCAAACTTTTTAAGGAAAGGGACAACACCTGTGTGCGCCACTTCTCCACCTCGGATCTTACTGTTGATGCCACGGATTCTGCCTGCGTTGATACCGATTCCCGCCCTTTGTGCAACGTATTGGCCAATTGCCATATCAGAGCTAAAGATAGAATTGAGGGTGTCATCAACATCAACAAGAACACAGCTAGCAAATTGTCGAAGTGGAGTTCGCACTCCTCCCATGATAGGTGTGGGAATGTTGAGGAGGTGCTTGCTGATTGCGTCGTAGTATCGTTTGACATAATCGAGACGGGTCTCCGTAGGATACTGTTGGAATAGAGTGGCAGCAATCATGATATACATTTGCTGTGGAGTCTCATAAAGACGACCACTGCTTCTATCCTGCACGAGGTATTTATCAGTGACCTGGCGAAGACCTGCATAAGTGAAGAGATAGTCACGATCATGATCGATGAAAGCATCAATCTGTGTCCATTCCGCTTCAGTATATGCATTAAGGAGTTGTGCATCATAGACACCCCACTCAACGCATCGAATCAAATGTGTGTAAAGACTAGGAGCATTGTCTGGATGGTCCCCATAGACCTGCTTCCTCAATCCAAACAGAAGCAGACGTGCTGCAACGTATTGATAGTTAGGTGACTCCAGAGTGATCAGATCATTAGCAGATCTGATAAGAATTTCTTGGATGTCTTCTGTCTTAATGCCATCAAAGAATTGGAGATTAGCATTCATCTCCACTTGAGACTCAGATACACCACTCAGCCCACGGCAAGCGTGCTCAACCATAGTATGAATCTTGTCCAGGTCTAGACCCTCAACAAGACCATCTCTCTTGACAACGCTAATCTCACTCATACCTTTTTCCAAAATGTTAGTTTAACTTTTGCTTCCATACCTTGATAGGTATTTTTATTGATCAGGGATCTAACGTCCCTACCTGCCAAGACCATATCATTTAGGTCTTTCTCTTTCACTTCCTTCGGGAAGATGACTACCTTATGTCCTTGCTCGGCGGCTTTAGTAATCTTTGCAACGATCTCTCGGTTTCTCGGTTCATTGTCGAAGACGTATACGAATCGATAATCATAACCGCTGAGGTCAACATCGCTACCACACATAGCAATAGCGTTGGCAAGGAAAGTGGAGTCGAGAGGTCCTTCTGTGACATAAACTTCTTGTGTAGGATCTACTTTGTCCATACCATAGATCTTTGGTTGACTTTTGTCAAATAAGATCGTGACATACCGAAGGTTAGACTTCGGTGCGAGGGACCTCCCTTGGACACCAAACCACTTACCATCAGCATCTATTAGAGGGATGATGATTCGTGGACGGTCATTCTGAAGATTCTCAAAGTAGTTTGGTATCTGACTATTTACCCAACGCTTGAAGCGATCGGTGTAAAAAAGAGAAGCAAACTTATCCTCAGGGATCTGTCTCTTCTCTAGAAATTCTCGGGCAGGGTGTCCACTATTTAGCTCACTGATTGGTGTTAGACCTGATACCTTTTTAGCAAAGTGTGGTCGTGCTTTTATCTCTAGTGGTTTCTCCTTAGGTCTGAGTGGTTTTCGATACCTCTCCAAAAGATATTCTGAGTAGAGATCGGGACTCTGATCCTTCAGAAACTTAGCAACACCCTTAGAGATTCCACAGTTGTGGCACTTGAAGAAGTAGTCACCATCTCTGGGGAAAAAATATCCTCGCGCCTTTGACTTCTGCTTCTGACTATCCCCACAATAAGGGCACCTGAAATTATAGGTGCCCCCTTGGTTCTTGAATCTATCTAGTCGGACGCCTGCCTTCTCGATAAATCTTGCATCGACAAAACTCATACAGGTCGAATGATCTCTACTCCTGGTAGTGTAGCAGACGTTCCAGTAGGAGTCAATTGAAATCCCAGCTGAGGTAGCATCTGTAATACAAAGATGACTGCACTAGCACTCATGGTGACCATCCAGAGCATCTTTTGATTATCGTCTACCTTCTTCTCTAGAGACTCTAACTTCTCTGCAAAATTACTAAACATCTTCTCATCATATTTCTGATGGTCACTGACCATCTTGATGATTGCTTGGTTTGCTTTGTCGCCCTCGTCAAGTCTATTCTCGTGACGCTCCAGGACGATAGCAATCTTATTACTATTCTCGGAGATAGTAGTTACAGCACGCTCTAACTTGTCTAACATCTCCTTGGACAGGTCTTCATAAATATCGAGTTTTGATTCAAGGACCGCAAGTTTTTGCAACCCGAATGCCATGGCTAGTCTGCTCCAAGTGCTTTTTGTCGTTTATCCCAATAAAATTTTATGACTTGGTTAGGATAAAGACGAGTCACTTTGAGTTT